CCCCAAGGCGAGCAGCAGCAGCGGCTGGGCCAAATCCGCTCGGCTGGCACCGCTGTTACGCAATCGCTACAGATTCTGGCGCGTCAAGCCAACAAGCAAGCGCCCACAGCTGCCGTGGACGACAACAGGACTCGCGCACAAGGCGCCAAGACCACCAGTGCCAGCCTGCGGATGGGTTCTGGCAGCTATGGCGTCGGCTCTGGCGCCAACATTTCGGTGTAACCCATGGAATCAGCTGAACAGTGCTACCGGCGGCTTGAAAGTGACCGTGATCACTACCTGGATCGCGCCCGAACGGCTGCTCGGCTGACGATTCCGTACCTAATTCCTAATACCAACGAGCCAGACAAGAATCACAAGGACTCTTACGCGGTTCCGTGGAACGGCATTGGCGCTCGCGGTGTCTTGAACCTGGCTAGTCGGATGCTTTTGGCCTTGTTGCCGCCAACGCAGCAGTTTTTCCGTTTCTCGCTTGATGACGCAGAACTTGCCAAGCAAGGCGTCACTCCAGAGCAAAAATCCACTACGGAAGAAGCGCTTAGCAAGATCGAGCGGATGGTTTTGCGGGAGATTGAGGCCAGCAATGACCGCGTGGTGTTTCACGAGGCGTTGTTGCACCTGATTGTTTCAGGCAACGCCTTGCTTTACATCTCTTCGGAGGGCTTGCGGGTCTTTCATCTAAACCGCTTTGTGGTTTCACGGGACCCTATGGGTAATCCGTTGGAAGTAGTGACCTGTGAGCAGCTTGCTATTGCACAACTGCCTCAGAAAATTCAAGAACTGTTGCAGGAAGAAGACGACGAGCTGCATGGCATCCTTGATCAAGATCGTCATCTAACAGCTGAAGGCAAGGAAAGGACCGTCAAGCTCTACACCTACGTTTGCTGGAAGAACGGGTATGTCTATTGGCACCAAGAGGTGCGTGGTAAAAAAATTCCTGGCACTGAAGGCAAATCGCCTAAAGAGGTAAGCCCCTGGCTGCCATTACGCATGACTAGATGCGATGGCGCTCCCTATGGCGTGGGCTACATCGAAAGTGCCGCCATTGCTGACCTGCAAACAGTTGAAGCACTTTGTCAGGCCATTGCAGAAGGCGCACTGGCTAGTAGCAAGGTGTTGTTTTTAGTCAAACCCAGCGGTGTCACTAAAGCTGCTGATCTGGCCCGAGCCGCAAACGGCTCATTTGTCACGGGTGATCCCAATGATGTCTTGGCGTTACAGGTGCAAAAGTCATCAGACCTCAGCGTGGCCATGCAGGGCAAACAGCAAATTGAGGCCCGTTTGGCGCAGGCGTTCATGCTGGCTGACATGCGAGACGCTGAGCGCGTCACTGCAGAAGAAGTTCGGCTGCAGGCACTTCAGATCGAGAACAGCCTGGGCAGCATTTACTCAATTCTGACAACAGAGTTTCAGGTCCCGTATGTGGCCCGCAAGCTCGACATCCTGACTCGCCAGGGCAAGGTGCCAAAAATGCCGAAGGAGTTGGTTAAGCCAGTAATGACTGTTGGCTTGGCAGCTGTCGGCCGCGGTAATGACTTGGAGCAGTTGGTGCGGTTCACGACCACGCTTGGCAACACGATTGGACCTGAAGGGCTTGCCCAGTACGTCAAGCCGCCTGAGCTAATCAAGCGCTTGGCGTACTCCATGGGCATCGACATCCTTGGGCTTGTCAAGTCCGAGGACGAGCTAGCTGCTGAAGCACAACAGCAACAGCAGATGGCCATGGCTCAGCAGGCTATGCAATCAAGCATGGCCGACCCACAAAAACTCGCCAATGCAGCTGCTACTACGCAGGACATGCAGATGGCGGCTGAACAACCCCCTGAAGACCAACCCGTATGACCACGACCCCAAACGCGCAAACCGCGCCTCAGATCACCGCGCCTGAGGCAGCAACGGAAGGCATGGTGGCGCCCGGCCAGGAAAGCCTGCTGGAGGAGTTTGTCAAAGAACAGCAGCAGGCCCAACAAGAGCCTGAGCTGCTAGCCGGCAAGTTCAAGAACGTCGAAGACCTGGCTCGCTCCTATCAGGAGTTGGAGAAAAAATTAGGCAGACAATCAGAGCCCGCAACCGATTCTGAGGCTGCACAGGCCGAAGGTTATTCGCAAGAGCAGGCTGTCCAGGTCTATGGCCAGGAAGCCGTGGCAGCTCTGGCTGGCAAAGGCATTGACTTGGCGGACGTTATGTTTCGCGCCGACAGCGGCGAGGACGTAAGCAGTCACTTTGATGATCTCGCGGAGGTCTTTAAGGTCCCCCGCCAGGTGGTGGAGAACTACGTCTCAAAGGCCCAGGCTCCTGCTGGGCAACAGCAGGAGGTGTTAACCGACGCTGATGCGGCTCAAATTAAAGACATGGTGGGTGGCAACCAAGGGTTTGCTGAGCTAAGCAGCTGGGCTGCCAGCAATCTCAATGCCAATGAGCTGGCTGACTACAACGCTGTAGTTGACAGCGGCAACAAGGAGGCCATCAAGTGGGCCATAAAAGCAATGGTTGCACGCCGCGCCGCTCCAGATGCAGTCATAGAGCCAAAGCTCTACGGGGGCGGAGATGCGCCGCAGCAAACTCGTTTTGAAAGTCAGCAACAGGTGCTGGATGCAATGGGTAAAACCAATGACCGCGGCCAGCGGCTGTACGAAGTTGACGAGGCTTACCGCGGCAAGGTTGCAAAAATGTTGGCAGCAAGTGATTTATTTGGTTAGCTTTTTGCCAGACGCCACCTAAGCGGCGGGCCCTCTAAGGAGGACAACCTGTGACGGTGAAGGAGAAGCGGTCTAAAAACTCAAATTCCTTCGCATACCAAAACAATGGTTGCTCCTGATCTTTCACGTCTTGGCCAAATTAAAGGCGCCGCCGCCACCTGGGGTCCCGGCGCAGCTGGCCTTGATGCCGACCGTGCCTTGATGCTCAAGTTGGGCGCCGCTGAGGTGCTTGACAGCTTTTTGCGTGCCACGGTTTTCAAAGGCAAAGTCCGCGAGCGGAACATCCGTGGAGGCAAATCCGTAGCCTTCCCAATCACGGGGCGCATGGAGGCCTACTACCACCAACCGGGGACAGCGATCAACGGCACTGGCAATGACCCTAGCGATCTGAACGAGCGCGTTATCACGCTTGACGCCTTGATGATCTCCGACGTGGCGATCCTTGAGGTGGACGAGCTGATGTCGTACTTCGATGTCCGCCAGGTTTATACAACTGAGCTGGGCCGCGCCTTGGCATCGGAGTATGACCGGCGAGTAGCTCGCATGATTTTTGCGGCTGCCAGCAACTCCACACAGCCCTTGAACAAGGCTATTAACGCTCACAAGACAGGCAACGGCATCACGCTGGGCTCTGACTACACGGGCGCAGGCGCCACCCGCCAGGCCAAGGGTGATGCCCTGGTCAACGCCATCTTTGATGCCCGCGTGGCATTTGAAGGCAAGGACGTGCCTGTGGACAGCATGTGCGCAGTGTTCACTCCTGAGGACTACTTCCTGATCTCGCAGTCTTCCCGCGCAATCAACACCGATTTCAACGGTGGTGGTGGCGGCAATGGCACCATTGCCACGGGTCAAACCCTGCAGGTGGCTGGCATCCCCATCCTGATGTCCAACCACGTCACCCAGGCCAACTACACACTTCAATCTGGCGACCACAACGCTGATTACGCTCAGAACCTGAGCAAGTGCAAAGGCCTGATCTTTAGCAAGGAGGCTGTGGGCGTCCTTACCCTGCTGAGCCCTTCGCTGCAGATGACTGGTTCTGAATACAAGGTTCAGTACCAAGCCGATCTGATGGTGGCCCGCCAAGCCATCGGCATGGGCGTGCTGCGCGCTGAATCGGCTTGCAAGATCGTGATCCCCTAAGCCATTAGGGTGTTTTACGGAATGTTTGCCAGAGGGGCCGGCAATGCTGGCCCCTTTTTTCGTTCTCTAGCACAATGAGTGCTACAAGGCCGTAGACGCTCAATGGGACTCGCCAACCAATCGGTCACGCCGGGCAGGACAACCCTTCTTGATGCGGTCAACGTATTGCTGGAAAACATTGGCGAGCAGCCCGTGAGCACGCTGGAAAACCAGCAGATCATGGATGCGCGCATTGCCGAGCGCACCTTGCTGGAGTTTCACAAGGAAGGGCAAGTCAAGGGCTGGTCCTGGAATAGCGAGTACAACTACGAGTTTGTTAAGGACAGCGGCACCAAGCAGATCACAGTTCCAGCAAACTTGGCCAGCTTCCGCACTGACCCTTATGCCTATGCCGGTCGCTTTCAACTGCGTGGGCAGGTGGTCTACGACCGCTACAAAAAAACCAACATTCTCGAAGCTGAGATCACCTCGCTGCACGCTGACGTGATCTGGCTGCTGCCGTGGGATCAAGTGCCAGAGGCCTACAACCGTTGGACGACCATACGCGCAGCGCGAGTGTTTGCCGCTCGCGTGCTAGGGGCTGATGCCTTAATTCGCTACAGCTTGCAGGACGAGCGTGATGCGCAAGCAATTCTTGAGCGCATGGAGCAGCAGGTGGATGAGCCCAACCTGCTGACTGGCAGCCGCGGCTACCTGCCTTTTCCGACTTATGCGCCAGCTTCTGGCTTGGCCACTCGACGCATTAGCCATGGGATGCGCCTCTGATGAGCCTGTATTCGTACTCAATTCCAAATCTTGCTCAAGGCATCAGCCAGCAACCTGATGCACAGCGCGACCCTTCTCAAGGCGAGATCCAGATCAATGGCATGTCTTCAATCCTGGAGGGCCTGCGCAAACGTGATTGTACGCAAACTATTGCCAAAGCATCTGCTACTAATTTTGGCGACTGTTATATTCACGGCATTTTGCGTGATAATATTGAGGAATATTTAGCAGTTGTTACTAACACTCAAGTTCGTGTATTTGATCTAAATGGTGTCGCGCAAACCGTTGTTGCACCATTCGGTAATGGGTATTTGGCAGGGGTAACAAATGCCAAGGCACAGCTGCGGGCTGTCACCAAAA